TCAGATTTTGCTTTAATATCAGATTGCGTTGATGTTTCTGCTAATACTGCTTTATCTGTTTGCAATCCTGCAATTTCAGTTTTTAAGCGTAATTGTTCAGCCAGCGTTAAATTGTATTTTCCCGCGTTATCTAATTCTGCCTGAGCCGCTGCAATTTTAGCGTCAATGGTTTCAGCACTTTGATTAGTTAATGAATCGCGGATTTCTTTTTCTTTAGCTAATAATAAATTGGTCGCAGATTGTGATTCATTTAATATGCGTGATTTTTCTTCGTAAGTTTTTGCTGATTCATACTCAATAGCTGCTTTATCTGATATAGATACGCGCTCTGCTTCAAGTGCTGCAATCTTGGTTTGTTGTTGTGCCGCAAATAGTTTGCCTGCATTTTCTGCTGTGGCTACTTGCATATTGATTTGCTCGTTATAATCTTTTTCCGCAAGTGCTAATTCTTTTGTTGCTTGTGCTTGTGCGCGTTTAGCTTCGGCTGCTGCTTTTGCTGCTGCTTTTTTATCTGGTTCATCAATTTTGCTAACTGGTGCGGCTTTGGTTATATCTACCATTACCTTTTTTTCATCTTCTAATTCTTTTCTTAAGCGTTTTTGTTCTTCAATATTTTTTGCTAATTTTGATTGTTTACCACTTGCATCAAAACCAGATAAATCATCAATTAAACTTCCAATTACACCATTTTGATTATGTGCGTTAATTGATGCTTGCAATCTGTTTTGTTCTTGTTGAAGTTCCGCTAATTTACCAATTGAAGTAGTTGCGCCATTTAACCAAACATCAAATTTACCTAATGCGCTTGTTGCGCTTGTAATCCATCGTGAAATAGCACCGCCACTTTTATCATTTAAAATGTGGTCAATAAAGTTATCCCAAGCATCAGCAAGCGAGCTTAATGTGCCTTTCATTGTTTGACCTTGACGTTCCATGCCACCAGCAAAATCAGTATTACCAATTTTAGTTAAATATCCAACAATTGCTTCAGAACTATCTTTTATTTTTGTTTCAACGCCTTTAAAAGTAAATTTAATATCATCGCCTTGCTTACTTGCTTTAATGCCGAATGCTTTTAAATTATCGAATTCACCTGTTGTTGCATTTGCTACTGCTTCAACCATTCTATTTAATGATTGCCCCATTGCGCTTGCTGTATTTCCAAATGAAGTTAATGCTTTTTCAGATGGTGATAAGCCTAACGCCTTCATTTTAATAAATGCGTCTGTTACTTCTTTAACCGAATATGGCGTTTTTGCAGCAAATTGTTGAATTCCCTCAAACGCGATTTTTGCATTTTTAGCACTACCTGTAACCGTTTCTAAACTGGTTCGCAGTGATTCAAACTCCATGTTAACTCTTAAAATATCTTTAGCCATTGACGCAATGCTAATGCCAGCCAGCGCGCTTCCCGCTATTTTTGCAACGTTACCTAGACTACTCAACGCACGTTCACTGCGTCCAGTGGCTTGCTCCATTGCAGTTAAATTGCGCGTGGCTGTTACTGCACTGGTCGAATCAACTGCGACTTGAATAGAATAGGTATCGGTGGTCATTTTGTTTTGCTCCGTTTTGCAATTTGCTCTGCTTGAATATTTAAATAAGCACTATCGAGCCGCATAATAGCACTTACTTCTAATGGCGTTAATTCTATGTTGGTCAATCTTGACCATGCGTCAATTTCCGCGTAACTAATTGGATTTTGACCAAACCCATTGCTTGAGCGTGTTCGGCTTAATTCACCAAACCACGCCCAGCAGTAGGCGTAATTTTCTGGCATGGGCAATGATTTATAATCATCAGGTATCTCATGCCCCATTGCAATAATCGCTTGAGCTTCATCGCGTAAACTGCTGCCATTGTCGTTTGTTTTGCTGAGTTCAAATTCTCGTGTGCCAAACTCGACAATGTCATTGATTAGGCTTTGGTGAAGTTTCCCAAGTTATTACTTGCCTCAAATACTTGTTCGCGTATTTCGCTGTTGCGTTCCATTAACTTTGTGGCGTTTTCAGGTGAATACTCAAAGTTAGTAATTCCACGCCAGCCAACAACACGAATTGCTGCTGCATCAATCCCGAATTGTTCATCATCTTCGATTGTGCGCTCAATTTCTTTTCCGCGTTTAGCCGCTAACTGATCTTGTGATTTTCTACGGTTTAACGTTTTGCGTACCCAATCTTGTACTTTTGGTGATTGTGAACCAAGCACTGTAATAAATACGCCTGTATCGCCACCGTCAGCTCTTAAATATTCAAACTCATAAGCGTTTTCTGACGCGCTAACTAAATCTAAATCATCAAATGATAAACCTGTTTTTTTGCTCATGTTCGTATGTTCCTGTTGATTTATAAAAAAATACCCACGCCCGCATGATTGCAAGCGTGGGTAATTGTAGCACTATTTTTAAGCGAGTGAATCTTGAACCATGATTGTTGTTGCTAAATTAGCCACCGCACTACCACCCGCTGTATTTTTAAGCGCGGTGAATGGGAATGTGCGAGTTAAACCAGACGCGCCATCAGTTACATCAGCACCACCAATTTTAACGCGTGACATAGTAAACGATACAAAATCAGCCGTTGCAGTGCTATCTGTTGTTAATGCAACAATGATAGACACTTCGGTTTCATTGATAAAATAATCGCGGAATGTTGCATCTGTAAAATAAGCACTAAATGTACCTGTTGCGCCTACGATGCCTTGAAATACATCTGGGCGTGTTAATGAACCAACAACTGCATCAGCTACTGCAATATTGCCGTTGATGTCAAAGTCAATTGAAGTAACAATAGCAACGGGTGTGCCTGCAACAAGCAACAAACCATTCACGCCAGCAGTCACGCCACCTGTTGTAATCGCAGTTGGTGACGTTAAAACTTGTGACGTGCCAGTAGTAACGCTCAAGCCAACTAACGGAAAATCAATGGTTGCCATACCGTTTGCAGGGATTTTTACCTGTGCGTTGGTTTGCATAATGTCAGTGTAAACCTCTGACTGTGCAACGTCACTAAACCAATGCTCAACCGTATAATAATCTTGTGTTTGGCTTGTTTCAGGAACATAAGTGGTTTTTCCTGTAGCCGCAACCGTAACACCAGTAATGCTTGTCGCATTGTCAGCTAATGCGCTACCGTTTAACGTTTTAACCGTTAATGTGGTTGCTGTAACGCCAGTCACTAACAAGTTTTTATTTAAGTTAGCCGCGTTAACACTGCCAGCAGTAATTCTAACCACGTTACCAATTTTAAAGCCGCCAGTTAACGGATTGCCTGTTTGGAATGTAATCACGCCAGTTGATGCAACAATAGTTACAGCAGCCGCTGTTAACGATGAAATTGCCGTAAAGTCTCTACGCAAAACTGACTGCAAAAAGTCTTTATATGTTCCCGCTGATAATTCACCGCTTAATGTACCCGTTGATTGTCTTGAACCATGACGGAAATCAGCAACTTGTTGATCTGGGCGAATTTCGTTTGACTGGAATGTTTCTTTGGTTAAGTTAATCGTGCTTGTAACACGTCTTAATTCTTGACCGCCACCGCCTGAAGCTGCTACGCCTAAGCCTGTTTGTTTTTTGTAAGATACGACTTTTTTAACGCCTTGTGCAATTGTCATTTTGTAACCTCTTATGGATAAATATCTGCTGAAAAGTAAATTGATACCGGAATTTTATAAAGCACCCCGTCAATCAATGCCGGTGCAATTGATGGTGTCTTGTCAATAATAACAGTTACACTGCCGTTTGTTAAACTTGTACCGCGTTTAAAATGATTAACCAGTAAATCAACGCGGGTTGCTGCTGTTTTTGCGCCTACATTAGCTGGATAACACAATAGCACCTGCATAAATCCTTTTACGCGATAATGATTGCCGCCTAATGTTGGGTTTAATGTATCTGCAATCATTAAATTAACTTGCTGATATGCTGTGCCAACGACGGGCGTAAAAGGTACGTTTTCCCACGCTGTCGCAATCGTAGGCGTTAGCGCATTGAGTTTTGTTTCTAATGCTGTACGGATCTCAACTAGTGCCATTTAATAACCCCTCAAAACGTGCAACGTTTACTCTAACCATGCCATTGGGTGATTTTGTGCTGTGTCCATATTCTAATGGCTGAATGTATTGCACGTTATTGGTTAAATACACAACACTTCCAGCTCTGCGTGGAATAGTTCTTTGTATTTTCTCATCCGACCCGTTTGCATCTTCACCAACAAAAGGCGCACCAATTGTGCATTGCCAATTATTGCGAGCGTTTCCGCCAACATAACCTTCTGGAGCTGCCGCTGGATTTTTCCAAGTGCTAGGTTCGCCAACTGGTGTATCTTTTCTAATTCCAATAAATACGCCAAGCGTTGCCATTCTTATTTGGTCATCAATGCGACCATTAACACGCGCCACAATTTGCGACATTGAACCTGTCATTTTCTCACCTGCATTTCATAAAGCGCGGGTAATTCACCCGACCAGATATGACGAACCGCCACCACTTGATAAACTTCACTATCAACGGTTACTTTATCGGCTGGCTGTGGAGTTGGTGCACCTAATGCCGCGATCATTACCTTTCTATCACCCGCTTGCACTACACCGCTAATAAAATCAATTCCGTTATAGTCTTTGATAACAGCAGTATGATTAGTGGATGTTGTTGTTCCGCCCGATAACTCACCCGTTGTTGGGTCATAAGTGCCCTCAACAATAGACGTTAGCGTGATTGATTTGCCAAACTTATCGAGCAATTTATCTGCTGTGGAGCGAGCGCGAGCATCAAGTGTCATGTTCTCACCAATGATCTCGACATATCATTGCCTTGTTGTTTAAAAAACACGGATAACATGGCGTCAATTTGAGCATAGCGGGTTTGCTGTGGTGAATATTTATCATATTCCACCTCAATAACGTCTACTTTTTCACGAATAACGCCTTGCGTTAAATCCTGCATTAAAATAGCTGTGTAAGATTTTAACGCTAATTCAGCACACGCATTTTTTACAGTAGTTGGCACAATGTCAAAATCCACATATTGCGGAAAAACATTTGCTGATAAGGAATCAATCAATGGAACGTATAAGCGCGGCCAATCAAGCGACTGTGTTGAGTATCTGCGATAACCCGCATATTGCAAACGATATTGAGCCACCATATAATCTGTGGCTTTGCGCAGTAATTGTTCTTTTGTTGCATCACTTGTAATTGCCGCCCAAGCTGTGTTGCCAATATTTGCATGGTAGGTTGTCGCGTCTGCAACTGAAACATAGCTTTCAGCGTTTGCAAGTCCAGTGCCGTCTTCAACGATTAAAGCCATAGTTTAATCCTCCATCCATTCAATCATGCCGTAAACTCCACTGCCAGAAATAACTGCGTTATCAGCAAAAATAATTAAACCTTCATTTTTTGCCAATATAAAACCTTCACCATTATTGTCAAACTCAATAGTTGACGCATTTCCAGTAAATTTAGAAATAACTGAGCGTTCCAAAAAATAAGGCTCTTGCGTCACGCCTGTCATATCTAAACCCGCTTGATTGCGTAAGCATAACATTTTGCTAGGCTCGTTTTGATTGTCGTACTTTGTTACGGTTAACGTTGTGCCGCTTGTTGGTGTGCCTTTAATGCGAGCAAACGCATAAACTGAATTACCACTGCCGTGCGCGTCTGCGCTATCTAGCTGGATGTGCATTTTTGTTATACGCAGTGATGTGTCATCAGTATTAACAAACGCCTGATAAACCGTCCCCGCTGTTACGGTGGTTGGTTTTGTTGCTATTTTGCAAACGTAATGCTTCATAAGTCCGCCATAAATAAAGGCGGGAGAACGCGAACAGGAACGAACGCGAACCCCCTGAAAAAATTAACCTAGCAACGTAGCAACGTGGTTTGGTTTCCATACTTTTACGCCATACAAACAACGTACTTCAAGCATAGTTTTCATGTAACCTTTATAAACTGCAATTTCAAATACTAAACCGCTTGTTGGGTCTTGTACTGTCATCACGTCAACAGCAGAATCACCACCGTTTGGCATTGCAGGTGGGCGCATACCTAACTCAACTGCTGATTTGTGGAAAGCAACACTTGGTGTGTAAGAATCGCCAACTGTTAAAGCGTTTGCTGTAGCAATGACTTTTTGTGCGCCTGGAGCATTTAATGAAATAGTACCAGCAGCAGTAACACCAGTACCAACAACGTATTTGTTAACGGTATCCGCTGCAAATGTTACAACGTCACCAGCTAGAACTGTGCCGCTACCTGTTACCAATGCAATGTCAGTAACACCAACAGCAGTTGAACCAGAAGTAACGTAAGAAGTACCACCGCCTTTTGTGTGCGTAGTAATACCAGCCGATTCTTTAATCATGATGCCTTGCAAATCAAGCAAAGTACCTTGGCGGAGTAACGCTTCATTTCCTGAAGTGTTAACTTGTTGAAGTGTTGCAAGGTTGCGTAATTTAACGCCAGCCGCTGTGTTCATCACTAAGCTGATTTGGTTATCAGTAGGGCAGCCGTTATCAACTAAGATTTGACGCACTTGCGCAATAGTGTCGAAGTTAGACGCGAATGGTGTAGTGCCAGCTGAACCTACAGCGCGTGATGCGCCTTTGTAAGCAGCTGAGAATAAATCTTGCTCAATTTTGTTGCATAATGCGCGGATTGCTTGGGCAATTTGATCGCCATAAATGGTTTCATAACCTGCGCCGTTGTTAACGTGCTTAATATCTTCACCAGTCCACGGAATCTGAACTGAAGCGTAAGAGTCAAGCGTCATTGTTTTGTTGTCAACGGTTTGATCTGTACCTTCAGGAATTGTCATTGAAGGCGCGAATGAAGTGTTAACGCTTGGTGTGCGAGTAAATGCCGCACGGATTGTGTCGCCTTTTGCAGCGCGGATTGTTGCATCACCATTGATGGTAGATGAAGGGATAAAACCAACTAATTCACGACCGACTACATCTGCCGCTTTGTAAATGTCTGCTGCTAGCGAATTTAACACGTTACTCATAATAATTCCTCTTTAATTTGAAGTTTTTTAGCGGCTAATGTCGCTAATCTTGATGCAATGCGCTTTTCAACCCATTCAGGTGATTGCGCTTTACCTTTGTGAGCCACCGACATTTTATATCTTGTTTCAGCCGATAACACATTTCCTAACGCTCTTGTATTTCCAATTAAACTAGCAGATATTTTTGCTTTTGTTTCATTGTTATATTTTTTACCTAAATTTGCTTTTCTCATATTTTCAATTTGAGATGCAGATTTTTTTTTGCCAATATGTGCTGTGTGCATTTTTAATTTTGTTTCATTACTAAGTATCTTTCCTTTTCCGCCATCAGATATAGCTTTTTTATGCTTATCTGATAGTTTCATTCCTTTTCTGGCAAGACTAATTTTATTTTTTGTTTCGTCTGAGCGTTTTACGCCTATCGCGCTACTTGCTCTAATAGTTGCATTATAGCCTTTATAATACGAATTATAAGCGTCTATAGCTTGTTGTTCATAAAATAATAAATCTTTAGGTTTGCAAATAATAATAGGTTGAAATATAAAAGCATCTTCGCCATGCTTATTCCATGAGCGTTGAAGTTTTATTGAATGATGGGCGTTTTTAACTAAAACGTTTTTATGCTTTCGAAAACGTGTTTTAAATGATTTTGCTGAACCGATATAGCATTTACCATTAACAACATTTTGAATTTTATAAATTCCACCAATCATGAAAACTACTCCAGCTAAGTTTAGGAGTAGTTATTATATCATAATTGGATATATCTAGCGGCTGTTTTTTATAAACAATCGCTTAACTACTGCTCTGTAACTTTGCCGCCACTTTTTGCAAAACTTGCCCGCTCTGGGTGTGACATATTGTCAAACGTTGAACGGCTTACAACTTGTTGTCCAGTGCTACCACTTCCACCACTTGCCCCACCACCGTTATTCTGTGGTGCTGCAATATAATGTTTGCCGTCATCACTGGTCGCCCATTCTGTTACGAACGCGCTTAAATCTTTGTCGCCTATAACTGCCTTGCGTGTGTCGCCATCAATAGCGATTTTCGCCTGTGATGATAACATAGCTTTGACCGCAGGTAAAAATGGTGTAGCAACACCAACCTTTACAAGTGCATCCGTCAAACCATTATCTAAAAGCAATTTAGATGTGAAACCACTTTCTGAATCTAATGCGGCTTTAGTTTGCTCAAATGCTTTTTGCTGATCTTTGATTGTTTTTTGTGATGCCGTTAGATTGTTTTCTAACTCATCAATTTTATTTTGTAGTTTATCCAATTCCGCTGGATCTATTTGCTTTCCTTTTCGTGCCTCTTTCAGCTCTGCTAAAAGTTCACCGTTTTTCTTTGCAAGTCCGCTTGTTGCTTCATCAACTGCGGCTTTAATTTGCTCTGCAATACTTAATTCTTCTGACATATAACCCTCTGGGTTGTGGTTGACGGCTCTGCCATCGTTAATAAAATCTAAATTGCGTCTTTAATAATTTCAATCGCTGTATCTTGTGGGATTTCACGGATATTTTCAACGTGTTCTGCCGCACCGATAATGTCACCGTGTGAAATATCATCAACTGCACCTGTTGCTTCATCGACTGCTTTTTTAGCACCGTCTGAAACTTTATGAACAATATTATCAAAAAATGACATAAATATTTCCTTACAAATTAGGGTGTGCCGCTGATGAAAGGTGTAACACCAACGACACTAGAATAAACACATGGCGAGTGTTTGTCGCATTTATACAGCATAAACATTTACTTTTCAATTTTTTTCAATTGTTCAAGTGTTAATTCTTTCCCATTTTCAACAAATCGTTCCAGCTTTACGCCCGATCTAAATATTTCAGCTTTTCCTTTTCCTAGTGCTTCATCTTGCTTTTCATGTGATTGTTTACGCAACCATTCATCATAATTGATTGTTTCGCTAATTTGCCCATCAAGTGATGACCGTGTTCCCGCTGGTGGGTCTTTCATTCCCATTTCTTTCCACGATTTTAAAACAGGAACGGTGCTTGATCTGCATCGAACGTGAATAGGCGGATATGGACCTTTACCTAAATCAAACTTTTGACCATCGTATGATTTGCACAGGGTTGTTGTTTTAAAATCAAGCGTAGCTAAAAATTGCCAGCCTTTTATTAAATCGTCGTTGGCTTTATAAAATTCTTCGCTTGCTACATTGGTTGCGTGTGACATTGCAGTTGATACTAACGCCTGCGTTTGACGTGCGTTAAGTGAGTTAATACCATCGGTATATTGCAGTGCTTTCGTGCCGGTAATACGCTTAACCACGTCACTATAAGATTGCCCTTCAACTAAACCGATACGCACAGCGTCCTGTATGCGCGTGTAACTATCTTGATCTAATTTATCAATCCATTCTTTAATCAGTTTTCCCTGCAATGGTTTTGATTCAATCGCAGCAAATAACGTCACGGGCGCAACCGCTACCATATCAAGCACAACAGGCGTTGAATCATCAATGGCTTTGATTTGCCATTCTTGCTCATACTCTGCTGCGTCTTTCATGTTACTGATTAACTCTTTACCGGCTAAATCATAACCTTCATTTAAAATCGCCCGCACTGATTCTAACCGCGCGTCAATTTGCGGGATTGTCATTTGATTATCAAGGTCGAGCGTTTTTAATTGTTTAACCAAATCTTTTTCAACAACACGCAACAAGTCCATGACCTTTTTACTTGTTGATGAATAATATCGCTGCAAATAAATTTCATGTGCAATCGTTTTATCTCGTAGTTGCGTGTTCGCTGATTCTTCCATTACAACATTCCACCGCCAGCAGGATTTATTTTAATCCTCTCTTGCTCATCGTCAAAGCTTGTATCTTGAGAAATAATGTCAGCAGACACAAGATTTTCAAACAAAACATTAGCTGATATTGCCCCCGCCTGCCAACTCTTAACAAGAACATCCAAGTCCTGAGCTGTCATTGAGTTTGGAATAAAATCACGATTAAGATCAACCTTAACATCACCAGTCACGCCTGACCAATCGCGCAAATACTCCATGACGTGCGTTAATCCGATACTGATTGATTGTGAAATTGAAGCAAGTACACTGTTTTCACTTGATCTATGAATATTAGCCGTTTGTGCTGATTCTGCTGCGCGTTTTTCTGGTGCTAAGATTCGCGCCCCAAGTGTTGCCATCATTGCTTCTTTTGACCGCAATGCTTCGCGCAATTCGCCCAAACCTTGACCAGTAAATTCAAGATAAAACGCTTTTGATTGTGAGTCTGGCAATAGCCATGCCGTGCCACTACCGATACGCAATGACGCGCTTTTATCGTCTGAATAATAGCCAGTGACTACTGGTGTTGGGAGTCCAGTAAAGTGCAAACCGTGTTCATAATCGGCTGTGGTTCTGTAATGCGATAAATTCACGTCAACAAGGTCAAGCAATGGCGGCTTATCAACACATGGTGAATTATCTCTAACCCCAAAAAACTCAAACGGGATTTTGTTAAGTGGTCGCCCGTTAATTTTTGGGTAAACTTCATCCACTAAAATAAACTCACCGCGTTTGTCTTTGCGGAAAACACGCTGACGATAAATTCCACCATCGCCTAAATCTAAAACGCGCCATTGTGGTTCGCATTTAGATTCAAACTCATCAACTGCGATCTCGTTTTCTTCTTCAAGCACAACCAGTGTTAACTGTTCAACGTTGTTAATGCGCCCCGTTTTCCAGTTTATAATTGATTCTGCATCGTACATGGTCGCGTAAGGTCTTGCGCCTTGTGCCTGTGCTTGTGCAAGTGTTACCGCATTAACAATGGGTGGAAAATCGACAAGCACGGCACAACGTCCGATAGTAATAACTTCTTCTGCTACCATTTCAGCAAATTGATGCAACGATAACCCGCCCATTGTCACGTCTGCAATAATATTATCCATTGCGCTTGGTGCTGTGATGACTTCGGGTTTTAGGAATAGCATTCCCGTTAAGCCGTCGATTGTGCGATTTGTAGCGTTGTAATAAAGTGCCCGCTGTTTGTAAGCGTAATATTCCGCGTCATTTTGACCGCTTAAACGTGGAAGGTATTTAATACCATATTCGTGGATCTCGTCTTGCCCTTCTGACGCGTGTTCGCATCGCTCCCACTGCTCATAATATTCGTGATACTCGCTGTGTTTAGTGTCGACTGCCATTTTTATATTCCTGTAATTGTAGCTAAATTAGGGCGATTATTAATAATCGGATATTCAAAATCAATGAAATAACGAATAGCAGTGCCAATGTGCTGATAATCACTATCAGCTTCAAGAAACGTAGAGCCATCTTTTAACTGACCTGTTGATAATGATTTGTGAGTGTATGGCGCGTTTTTTGTATTAACAAATATGAAGTTTTCACTATTTGCATTGCGTATTTTTGCTCTTACTGCGTTTTGTCCGTCTTTTATTGATCTAGTTGATGGCTTTACTCTTCTTGAGTAGCTCCATTTATTATCTCTTAATATTTGTTCAATATCAGTATAGTCTGAGGCGTGTCCGTGTTTTTCCCCTGCTTTTCCTGCTGGATCGCCATAAATTAAAACATGTTTATTTTTATGATTTTTAAACTTATCCACAAATTCTAAGGCTGACTGTTGCGCCACTGCACTGATTAAAATAATTTCATCAAGCAATAAAATGTTATTTCCTCTGATAACGCCTATTCCGCTGGATAATGGCGTAAAGTTAAAGTCATGATACCAGCATAATTGCTCATGTTCTTTTATGGTTTCATCAGTATAATTATCACTGCAATAATCCTCATAAATTCTACCGCTTGCAGTTTCAAAACTTGCTTCAAATTCTTGTTTAAATTGCTTTTCGCTCATTACTCTACGAGCTGATTCAATCACGTCTGGCGGCAATATCTCGCTACTTTTCCAATGATATAACGCCCAGTCTGGATCACCGCTGTTTTTGGCATATTCTGCCATCTCATAATAATGATTTAAACCATCGGGAACACCAAGCAACCAGCACCAAGCGCGATAATCAGGGCGCAAAGGGTGAACGGTATTTAATGCAGGCAGTATGTTTTCAGCCCACGCATTTGATTTAATATCTGCAATTTCATCAATGCCGCCGCCTGTCCATGCAATACCTTCAATACGTTCAGGCTTATCTAAGCCAATTAAATGTATTTCAGTTTCGTTTGGTAGCGTGATAATTAAATCGGTTTCACTTGGTTTTTTATCATGAGTGCATGAAAACGTGAGTGCTTTCATATCTTGCCAGTAAATCTTTTTAACTTGGCTGTATGTTGGCGCAGCAATAAAGTATTTCTCACCATCATTTAGCATTGCTTGCTTTGCTAAAAACCGTTTGAATCGTTCTGTTTTGCCGCTACGTCTACCTGCTGGAACAACTGGGAATCTAACACCGTTTTCGACTGCTTTAATCAATGCTAACTGAACAGGGTGGTCAATTAACTTGTACCACCGATTGTGCTGATTTTCTAGCTGCGTTTGCTGTCTTGTTTTCATTAGTCAGGAAGTTTATTGACTAAATCTTTTAAAACGTCTGTCATGCTTGTTTCTTGTATTTCTACGCGATCAATAAACATACCACCCGACTTTGCAAGCAGTTCACTTGCTTTTAATCTATCATTCATTTTTTCAACATTTTCACGCATTATACTTGACCAAAATTCTTTAATCTCATTTGCGTTTGCAATGCGTTTGTTTTCAATCGGATTTGCTAATTCTGCAATATATTCTTTAATTGTAGTATTTTGCAGTAATTTTGAGGCGTTTGTATTTATATCTTTTTCACTATAACCAGCTAAACGAGCTGATTCTGTCGCATTACCATTGGTAGCATAATGCTCACAAAAAGCCTTTTGTTTAGGTAATAATTTTTTATTTTCCATATTTCCCCCTACTGTGCGGAAACCCTATAAGGTATTTTAGCTTTTAAGCACATTCTAACCATTGCCAATATTGTCGGTTTTAATTCAAGCGGTTCATTTGCAAATTTTAAACGATTTAAAACAGCGTTTTCGCCTTTTGTTACCGCATATAAATTTTTAATATTAAAATTTTGTTTGTCGTTATCATAAAACCTAATAACTATGCTTGGCGATATTTCGCCATAATGCTGCTCATAAATCAAACGATGCTTTAATTTCCAACGTTCTTTTTTTGTTCCTGTTTCAGCCACTTTAACACGAATATACCCATCATTATCAACATGCTCATCACCTAATGGTCGAGTGTTCCATGTTTCATTTCCTTTTTTGAATCGAGTTTTTGATTCACCAGTTGATTTTTTAACGCCTTTGTTCCAAGGCGTAAACCCTTTCTGAAACCGTCCACTGTTCATTTTAAAATAGCAGGTAGCTCTTTGCGTTCTGGGATGTCATTAATGCGTGTCTGTGCATCAAGGACTAAACGCGCATTATCGACAATTGTACGCGCAATAATTGTCAAACTTTTTGAGCGTTCTGCTTCAAAAGCAAGTTGCTCAACACTTAATGATTCTTCGCTCAATCTTTCCATTTGAGCAAATAAATGATTGTTTAAATCTGTTAACGTATTTTTCATTCTTGTTCCTGTTTAAGTTAACCATCAAGTAATTAAACCATAACACACCGAAGAAGCGTTGCAAGAAACACGATGCGATAACTGCTCCCGTCTTTTTTTCGTGCGAGAGGACACGCGTTAGGTTTAATTCTTCATGGTTAAACCAACCAACCCAGTTATTGATAAATCGCCATAAAGTGATTTCTGAATTGGTTGGGGTAAAACTATTTTGCTACATTAAAACAATTTTTATTTTCATTTACAAAATAAATAATTTTTGGAATTAAATCATCGTAATTTTTAACTAATGCTTTGTAACAAGAATTATCTGCAAATCTTTGTTCATCGTAATTATAAGCCAACCAAAAATTAGCTTTATGTTCTCGTTTACCATTAAAAACTAATTTAAAATTTAACCAAAATGTATTTTCAGCATTAACTAAAAAATACACATCCCAGTTTCCATCATATTGAATTGAGCCAATACAAAAATAGGAATCATTTTTAGGTGGAATTCCGTAATAAAATTTATCTTTCATTTTATTTTACCCATAAAAAAAACCGTCTTTTAAGTTAGGTGATAATTGCCGCGAGTGATTTCGGCTCTAACTTTAAATTCGGTTTTGTTTAATCACTTGTTAATTAGGTTTATCACAACCCGAAATAATTATACCGCATTTTGCTTTTTTATGCTTAATCTTTTTAAAGTACCGTACACCGTACATGCGCGTACACCCTTTAAAGGGAGGGTGTACGCGTACGTACGCTTAAATGTACCCATGCGTACATATGTACATTATAGGTAAAATGTACGCGTACGTACGCTTATTTAAGCCAATAATAAACACCATCATTCCCTATAAGTTGCTGATTTAATAAATCTTTTATTCCATCAGCAAAAGAGCGTCTATTATTCTTGTCTGTTATGTACTCATAAGCAAATGGACGCCATTCTTCAAGCGACACAACCATCTCATTTTCACCCACCAATGTACGCCCACCTCCCAACTTTTTGGTGGCATTTATGGCGTTTTTTAAACCTTCAAAACATTGTGTTGTTCCCTTTTTTAATTCTTTTACAATTTCTTGACTGCCAACATATTCCAAATAAACGCCCTCAATCTGTTTTTGCTCGTCATCGTCATAAAAACAATCGCCCTCAAGATCAACCACTTTTATTCTAAAATCCATATTATTGCCTGCACTAAAATCTTTTGATTTGGTACATGACAGCGTAACTTCCATCTTTGATTTCTTTGTCATGCAAAATTCTGCGTCCATGCCTGCTTTAATAGCTGAACTTCCACGCGCCCTGCCCTTGTCGCCATGACCACTATGATGCACTGGTGAAATAGCTGCGTTGTATTTTTTAGCCAATAATTCCATGTTAGCCAAAAATATCGCCATATCCTCGCTGCTATTCTCGTCACCGTGCATATTTCTGTGCATTGTGTCGATGAAAATGGCGCATGGAGGCTCGTCTAAGCCTAACCCATCTAATATACTGGCTACACGCATAACCGCGTCTGTATCGAGCAAATTAACGCTTTTTGTGCTAAAATAAATATTGTCAGGATTCATGTTGTATTTTTGTTTGAGAGCTTGCATCCTCATTGCAAGCCCTCGATGACCCTCACCAGCAATGACCACCACCGTACCTTTCTTGGTTTTGTGACCGTGCCACGCAATACCGTTGCCAATACAGAACGCCCAGTCCATCGCAATTAACGATTTACACGCCCCAGATTCACCAAACAATAACGTGTTTGAGCCACGCTCCAGCAGGTTTTTAATCACCCAGTCAGCGCGTGTGGTGTTTGCCATTAAATCATGGACTGAAACAAACAAGTTTTGCTTTGTGCCAATAATGAGATCCGCAACAGCCGATATGCCTGCTCGTTTTGCCATGTCGTTAAAATCTTCACCAACAATGGGCGAGTGGATAACTTCTACCCCGCATTTATTGGCTTTTTCAATACCTACACCGCTTGCATCGTTATCCGCGCATATAATCACCCTGCCTTTGTACTGACTGCGCACCATGTCGCACACTGGCTTTAAATTCCCAGCGTTAAACGCAACCACAACACATTGTGCTGTGGCTTCGTGGATTGTCATAGCGGTGGCAAATCCTTCGGCAATGATTACCATGTCGGACGGCTCACCAATAGTGAAGTAACCGCCCTGCATTTTACCGCCCGTGTAAAATCGTTTTGTGCCGTCTGTGGCAATATATTGAAGCGACTGGATTTCACCACCCACGCCATAAACAGGAATAACGAGTTTGCCGTCATAAATGCGCAGTGCTGCGTGTGATTTGACATTTTTGCGCGTCAAATAATCGTGATCTAAAGCGTGTGGGAGTTTTGCATACAGCTCCTGAGCGTTAAACGCTGCGTTGCTGTAAGCAAAATCCCGTTCTTCTTTGGCTTTCTCAATAGCTTGTTCGCGTTCGTAATCGTTTTCGCTACTTCTAAAGCCATCAGCAAACCAAACGTGTTGCTCGCCCGATTTCCAGTCACCATAACATGCGCCTTTGCCGTCTATAAATAATGATACCCAGCCAGATTTCTCTTTGCCTGTAGTGGCAAAGCGCGTAATGCCGTGCTGATTTATATGTGTTGGCGGGTTTATGCCCGAAGCGCGTATTGCATTTAATAGATCATTCATAATTTTCCTAAATATTGCGCTAAGCGTTCAACGGTTTTTTCATAAGGTGTTTTTTCTTTTTTAAACTGATCGTGCAAAAATCGATGAAGCATATTGCGCGACACGCCCGATTCTTCCGCTACTTTGCTAATGTTCATCACGCGTAATTTTTCTTTGATTTCATCTGGTGTCATTGTGTGTTTTCCTTGTTGTATTTTAAGATTTAAAAAAATATGTTTACATTATAAACTATTTTTAGTAATATAGTACCCGTAGTAACAAATTATTTTTTTTAATCCCAATGCGGAGCAATACAATGAGCCTTTTAAGCACGATTAGCAAACCCGTTAATAAATACCGATTGTTCACCATTTATGGTGGAGCTGGTATTGGCAAAACCAGTCTAGCCAGCACTTTCCCCGCACCTATTTTTATCAGAGCAGAAGATGGTTTATCTGCTGTTCCTTCCAGTGCAATGCCTGACGCCTTCCCATTGCTTACAAGCAGCGACGATATTTATAATCAACTGTTAACGCTTATCAATGAAGATCACCAGTACAAAACATTGGTGATTGATTCAATCAGTAAACTTGACCGCTTATTTACTGACGAAATAACCAAAGGCAACACCAGCGCGAAAGCATTAGCACTTGCAATGGGTGGTTATGGCGCAGGTTATCAGGCATTATCATCTATGCACGGCAGAGTACGCAAAGCGTGTCAGATTTTAGTGGATAAAAAAGATATGAACATTGTTTTTTTAAGCCACGCAGAATTAAACACAATTGATTTGCCAGACAGTGATGCTTATCAACAGTATGGCTTAAAAATGGAAAAGAAATCACAAAGCCATTACATTGATGATGCAGATTTTGTAGGTTTTATGCGCCTAGAAACTTTTGTGATGAAAGATGAGCAAAAGAAATCAAAAGCAAAAAGCACGGGTGAGCGGATTATTCAATGCACAAGTGAAGCGTCAAGCGTTAGCAAAAACCGCATGGGATTAACTGACGATATTTTTATCCAACACGGAATCAATCCATTATTAAAATTTTTAGGAGAATAATTATGAGTTTTTGGCAAACAAGCGAAGGTAAAAGCGCAACAGACACAACGGGTAAATTTGAATCGGGCGGTGGTATTGCGTTGATACCGGAAAACACGACCTGCTTGGCCATGATTACTGAAGCTAACATTGCGGAATATCAAGGCGATGAATATATTAATTTGGCGTGGACAGTAAACAAACCAGACGCTTATAAAAACCGCAAAGTGTTTCAAAAAGTGCGCGTATTTGACGCAGACACAAAGAAACGCGACAAGGCTTTAAATATGCTTGCAGCTATTGATAAAAATGCTGGTGGAGTATTGGCACAATTTAATGCAGCGCCAACTAATGTAACGTTACTGCAAATAATGAATAAACCCATGCTAATTAAAGTTATGGTGTGGGAGATAAACGACAAAACAGGCAACTGGGTTGCAGCAGTATCACCACGCAGTGTTGAAGAACCTGTGCAAGCACCTAAAACAACACCAGAAATTGCTGATGATAATTTCGATGTTCCTTTTTGATAATTAACTAAACAAACGCACATGGACGTGCAGCAAATAAAGGTGAGTAAAATGATAGAACAAAGAACGCCAGAATGGTTTGCACAACGTGTGGGGCGTATTACCGCGTCAAGCGTTGGCGCAATACTTGGATTATCCCCGTTTATGAAACGTGAAGATGTCATGCGCAACATGGTGCGTGAATATCACAGCGCAGAGCGTGAGTTTAAAGGCAACCAAGCCACAGAATATGGCACGTTTCACGAAGATTTGGCAAAGATGGATTACCAGTTAAAAACTGGTGTTATGGTAGAAAAATGTGGATTTTATACTTATGAAAATTGGCTAGGTGCTTCACCAGATGGATTTGTTGGTTTTGATAAACTAATTGAGATTAAATGCCCATACGGTCAACGCGATAAAATCCCGCCAATGTTTAAAAACTTAGCGCAGCAGCCGCATTATTATGCGCAGATTCAAGTGCAATTATTTGTGACGCATATGGCAGCGTGTGATTTTTATCAATGGTCGCCAAACGGTGACCAATTAGAAACCATTGATTATGATCGTGAGTGGATAAACAAACACCTGCCAATTCTAAAAAGTTTCCATGACGAGTATTTGATTGAGCGTGATAAACCAGAAAAGTATTTGCAGGATAAACGCGCCACCAATAACGCAAACTCGACAGCGTACCGCGTGGAGTATTATTTTGAATTGTCTGCGCAGATCGCAGAACTTGAAGCCATTAAAAAAGGCGTGCTTGAGCATATTGTTCGAGATTGCAAAGAACAAGACAGCGATATCAACGGGCATAAATTAACCAAAGTAGTCAAAAAAGGCGCGGTGAGTTACGCCAAAGCTGTTAAAGAATTGCTACCTAATGCAGATTTAACGCCATACATGGGTGAAGCTAGCGAGTATTGGAGGTTGTCATGAAAGATTACAAAGATTTTTTAAAAAATAAAACAACAAAAAAAATTAATAGCGGTTTTGATATTTGTGAAACAAAACTAAATAGCAATCTTTTCGATTTTCAAAAATTCATTGTTAAACGCGCTATTAAAAATGGCAAATATGCCATATTTGCTGATTGCGGACTTGGTAAGACGCTTATGCAATTATCATGGGCGCATGAAATTAGCAAATACGAAAAAAAACCTGTTTTGATTCTTGCGCCATTAGCTGTTAGCGGTCAGACAATAGCAGAAGGTAAAAAATTTGATATTGATGTTAATAAATATGGCACATCATCAAAGATTCAAATTATCAATTATGAAAAATTAGGTGATATTGAAACAGATCAATTTTGTGGTGTTGTTTTAGACGAATCATCAATTTTGAAAAATTTTGATGGTAAAACAAAACAATTGATTATTGATAAGTTTAAAGAAACACCATACAAATTGGCTTGTACTGCCACACCATCACCAAATGATCCAATGGAGATAGGAAACCATGCTGAGTTTTTAGATGTAATGACACGAAACGAAATGCTTGCAATGTATTTTATTCATGATGGCGGTGAAACTGCCAAATGGAGATTAAAAGGACACGCTAATGATATTTTTTATCAGTTTATAGGGTCATTTTCAGTGATGCTATCAAAACCGCATGATATTGGTTTTGATTCTAACGATTACATTTTGCCGGATTTAAATTTGATTGAGCATGAAATCGTTACGGAAAAACAACAAAACGGCAGAATTTTTAATGATGATTTAACAAATGCAATGAATTTTAATCAAAATCTGCGATTAACTATGAATGATAGATTGTCTAAAGTTGCAGATTTAGTTAATTCAAGTGATAAATCGTTTATTGTTTGGATAAAACAAAATGAAGAAGGCGAAGTATTACGCAAACTAATCAATGACGCTGTAGAAGTGAAAGGCAGTGATTCGCCAGAAAGCAAAGAAAAAAATCTATTGGGATTTGCAAATGGTGATTTTAGAGTGTTAATCACTAAAACCAAAATAGCGCAGTTCGGTTTGAATTATCAAAATTGCCACAATCAGATATTTGCATCACTTGATTTTAGCTTTGAGGGTTTATATCAGTCAATTCGTAGATCATATCGTTTTGGTCAAAAAAACAACGTCAACATTCATTTAATTACTACAGATTCAATGAAAAACGTATCTGATGCAATAAAAACAAAACAACAACAATTTGAAAAAATGCAAGAGCAGATGAGAATTACAATGACTAATATCGTAAATGATAGCCAAATATCAACGGATTTATTTGATACAACCCCAGATAATAACAAATACTATAATATTCAGCGTGGTGATTGTGTTCAATTGATAAAAAATATTGATGATGAATCTGTTGGGTTAACTGTTTTTAGCCCACCATTTGCCGAGCTTTACACATATTCAAATCATGTCGAGGATATGGGAAATTCAAAAGACTACAAAGAATTTTTAATGCAGTTTTCATTTTTGGTAAATGAATTATATCGCGTTATGAAATCTGGCAGGAATGTGGCTGTGCATTGTATGGATTTGCCAATTCAAAAAGGCAAAGAGGGATTTATCGGCTTAAGAGATTTTAGCGGCATGATTCTAAAAGTTTTTGAAGAATGCGGTTTTATTTATCATTCTCGAATTACCATATGGAAAGATCCTGTTGTCGAAATGCAAAGAACTAAGGCTCTTGGATTACTTCATAAACAAGTTAAAAAAGATTCTACCATGTCAAGAGTGGGTATTCCCGATTATGTGATGGTGTTTAGAAAAGATGGTGAAAGATTTGATCCTGTAGCCAATACCGATATATCTGTTGATATGTGGCAAAAGATAGCATCACCAGTTTGGAACGACATTAACTATGGGAAAACACTACAAGGATTTAGAAACGCTAGAGAAGATAATGATGAAAAGCATATTTGTCCACTTCAATTAGAAACCATTGAAAGATTGATTTTACTTTATTCAAACAAAGGCGATACTGTTCTAACGCCTTTCATGGGCATTGGTAGTGAAGTATATCAAGCAGTAAAAATGGAACGATTTGGGATTGGTTTTGAATTAAAAGAGTCATATTTTGAAATGGCTAAGAAAAATTTAAAATCAGCAATTTCAGAAAAAAGTCAAATAAGTATTTTTTAATTATGAGAATGCGTCCATACCAACAACAGGCGCATGATGACTGCATTGCGTGGGTTCGCAAGAATACCGCGCCATGCGTTCTTGAATTGCCTACAGGTGCAGGTAAATCCATCATTGTTGCTGAAATAGCAAACTCATTAAACAAGGTAAGCAAAGGCAAACACGTTTTATGTATTGTACCGAGCAAAGAATTGCTGGAGCAAAATGCCGATAAGATTCAAGCCACAGGCAATGCGGTTTCATTGTTTAGCGCAAGCGTTGGTGAAACCTGCCTTGCTAATCCATTAGTGGTTGGAACGCCTGTCAGTATTAAAAACCAGCTTGAACGTTTTGGCAGTCAATTCTGCGCAGTGATTATTGACGAGTGCCACAAGATTACGCCAACCGTTATTCATATTATTGATCAGCTGCAGGTATTTAATGAAAACCTGCGCATTATTGGGTTATCAGCTACACCTTATCGTATGTCAACGGGTTACATTTTTAAACACGATTTGCGCGGTGTAGCATTGCATGAAAGCAAAACACGCAACCCGTATTTTGATAGATTGATTTACAAGATCACCGCGCGTGAGTTAATCCAGCAAGGTTATCTATGCCAACCCGTAATTGGTGCAATCCATAGCAAACATTATGAAACGCTAAACATGCAAACTAATGCAATGGGTAATTTTAGCAAAGATGATATTGACAAGGCGTATCACGGCAAAGGCAGGTTAACGGCTGAGATTGTCGCGGATGTTATCGAGCAATCGCGAGATCGTAAAGGCGTGTTATTTTTTGCGGCTACGATTCAACACGCGGGTGAGATCATGGAATCTTTACCGCCAGAATTATCAGCTATTGTCACAGGCTCAACGCCAGCTCGAGAGCGTGAAATAATCCTGCTTAAATTTAAAGCGCAGATTTTAAAATATTTAGTAAATGTGGCGGTTTTAACAACTGGATTTGATGCACCTCACTGCGATGTTGTCGCAATTTTACGCGCTACCGAATCAGCGTCATTATTACAGCAAATAATTGGGCGTGGTTTGCGTCTAAGCGATGAAAAGCAAGATTGCTTAGTCTTAGATTATGCTGAGAACATCGAGCGACATTGCCCCGATGGTGATGTTTTTAATCCCGACATTAAAACCAGTAACAGCGTAGAGTTTAATGGCGAGTATCTGATTGCGCGTTGTCCTGAGTGCGGATTATTAAATGAAACTAAACCGCGCGACAACGATGCTGGTTTTGGCATTGATGACAACGGTTATTTTGTCGATTTGCAAGGTAATCGAATTGAAACCGAGCATGGTTTTTTTCCTGCGCATCATAGCAGATCGTGCCAATCTGAATTATGCAATTACAAATGGAGCTTTAAACCATGTGGCGAGTGCAACTATGAGAACGATGTTGCAGCGCGTTATTGTGGCGGGTGCAAAGAAGAACTAATTGACCCTAACGAAAAATTGGTTAGGCAATACCGCGAGCGAAAAAGCGATCCATATCAATCACAGACCGATGAGGTGCTTGATATGAAAGTTAAGCCAACCATTAGCAAAGCCGGCAACGAATGTTTGCGGGTTGAATTTACTACCGCATGGCGAACGTTTACCGTGTTTTTTACGCCAAAAATCCCGCGCGACTACAACAGTTTTATGACTGTTACGATAAATGGAACAAGACCGCCCGAAACAGTCACTTATCAAAAAGAAGGTGATTTTTACAAGGTTCATAATTACAACATGAGATTTAGAAACGATGAAATTCCCCCAGTGGCTTAAAGTTTATGGCGATGTCGGTTTTCGTGGTGACTGCCCCAGTGAAACACTTGAAGCGGTGACGTTTTTTGCGCGTATAAGACGCGAATACCCGACGACTTATGGAAAGATTGCCACACATATCAGAAACGAAGGAAAGCGCAACTGGCAGCAGGTAGCACGGCAAAAAAGCGAAGGCATGACGAAAGGTGCGCCCGATATTATTATTCCAATAGGCAGATCGTTTGTTTGCGAGCTGAAACGGCAAGATCACACCAAGTCAAAATGGCAGGATGGGCAACTTGAATATCTTAAAGCTGCGCATGATGCAGGCGCATTTGTTTGCGTTGCGCTGGGTTATGAAGCGGCTTATCAGGCTTTTTTAGAATCTATTGTTTAAAATATAAAAAAATATGTTTACTTTTTAGAATATAGGGTTTAATATATAACCACGCTTTCAAGAAGGCGAAACAATAATAAAATAATTTACGGAGTAAACGACATGGCAACTTGGACATTTAAAAAAGTATCAGACACAACAGTAAAAGTTGTTGTCGAATTTCAAGCTAACAAAACAGACGATTGCGCTGGCTGGTATGTGCGCAACGGTGAAATAGTTGGCAGAGTTTGGGAAGATCAACCAAGCAGATATTTGCCAAAAAATAAAATTTCAGCGGCAATGAAATTAATTTAATAACAACAAAGCGCGGTGCAAGCCGCGCATTTTAGGAGAACAAAATGGAAATACAAATTTATTTCGATATCGTATCAAACGATGGTGTAACAATTAACGTTGGTGCTACTGCAATGTTATCTGGTTCATATATTCCGGCAGACTTTCATCACGACATCGAAGATGATCGTGAGTGTTTAGTTGACGACATTTCATTTACCGATGAAGAAGGTGAAGAAATGATTGGTTCAGAAAAATTGACAGAAATAGTTTATGAACACGTTAACGACAACGACATTAATATTTACAAAGACGCTGAAAAAGGC